TGCGTACTTCATCTTGGATCCCAAGATGACCGCTCCTGATACCTTACGGCGGAAACGATCCACGCTCATCCTCACTGAGGGTGCGTGCGGTTCGAGCGTTCCGGGTGGAGCCCTAAAATAGAACTCCACCGACCTTATACGACTCACACACTTCCTGTACCCTTCAGAAAGGGACAACCGAAGCTGTGCGTCGTCTGACAATGCCAAGGGGCTTAGTAGTTCGAGCCCTTCCGATGCCCATTGGACATCCGAAGCAAGAACTTCTCTAACCCACCCTGACGCCGCCCTGTCCAGTAATGACTGTCCAGAGCGACCAAGGGGGGAGAGTCCTAATCCAATAACCAACTCGTCCTTTGGACGTTGGCTAAGGTAGGAAAGCCACCTGACATGGTCGGTGCTTGAGCGCTTAGGTGCAATCGGAAGACCGATTCCACCGTAAGCCTCAGGGGCACCCAATGGCAGCCCAAGCCTAATGGCAAGCATCCAGGTATAATAATACGGGGATAGCTTCCAAAAGAACTTGGGTATACTCCTGGTGGGGCGCGACGCGTCCCCTCCAAAGGCGGTCGCCTGGGAAACCCAGGTGACATGACCCTTGGAGCCTCCAGGAGGTGCCACCAAGACTGAAGTAGGCCAGAAAGGTACTTCAAACCCACTCTCAAGCGGGACCTCTGCGATGAGGCCCCGTGTGGGGTGGTTGAAGCACTTACTCCACGATAACATCGCGGAGAGCTCTTCTAAACAGCTGTAATACAACTGTTGCCGAGCTCTGTGCCAACGGGGAAGGACGGCATCGTCGCCGACCCCCTTCAGCTTGGCCTCGGACGGTTTCAACCCTCTGTATCTCCTACGCCGCTCTTTAGTGGTATAGGGATACACCTTGAGTGTCTGCTCTGCGGAACACAGAGAGACTAACATCAAGGGGGGGAAAGATGTGGGATCGCCCATCATCTGCCCCGTGGAGGTAATCGTCCCAGGTAGGCCGTTGAGCATGGATAACCAATCTGACCACATTTCTAAAATGTGGTCGGCGTGGCCCAGCCCATTACGGCCTCTTCTCATCCTAGAAGGCTTCAACAAGCTGTCATCTAGGAGAGGAGCTCTCGAGTACTCTTCCAACAAAGCCGATGGTAATAAATCATCGGGTTTGGAGGAGAGGATTTTCTTCGGTCCAAAAAGCTTTGGAAACCAACGCTTGTAAGGATGAAGGCAAGAGTAGCGTTCCGCTAACTCTTCATAAAATCCTCTGGTGAGCCACTCCGGGTGCAAGTCGGTGGCGGCGGTACAATCCTGGGATTCCCACGGACCGTCCTCGCCTCGCATGTCAACCCGGAGGTCTCCACCAAGAGCCTCTGAGAACCGCGGGTCCCTGATCATAACATGATCAGCGACTCGCCGAAGGATCTGTTGAACAAGGTTCACTGCAGTAAGACTGCAGGTTGGAAACCTTGTCTTCAGACCTTTCTCCTCCGCGACTATCGGTAGGATGGGGACATACACTATGGATTCCATAATGTATTC